ATGGAAATACGGAAAGCGCAAAAGAGTAAAAGCAAATTGCGAATTGGTGTTGCTGGGACTTCCGGTTCTGGCAAAACATATTCAGCATTACTTTTAGCAAGTGGTATGACGTCATGGGACAAAATCTGCATTATTGATACAGAAAATGGATCAGCAGATTTATATGACAGTCTTGGACAATACAATGTTTTAACGCTTCGCGCACCATTCGCTCCTGAGCGATATATAGAAGCTATCCATGCTGCAGAAGAAGCAGGAATGGAGGTAATAATTATCGACAGCATTTCTCACGAATGGGATGGTGAAGGCGGATGTTTACAAATCCAAGAGCAGCTTGGTGGAAAATTCCAAGATTGGGCGAAAGTAACCCCAAGACATCATCGCTTTATTCAAGCAATCCTGCAGTCAAATGCTCATGTTATTACATCAGTGAGAAAAAAGCAGGATTACGCGATGATTCAGGAGAATGGCAGGGCAAGAGTCGAGAAAAAAGGACTCAAAGAAATTACAAGAGAAGGATTTGAGTACGAGCTTACTCTTTCTTTTGACTTGAATCAAAACCACTTGGCTAATACTTCCAAAGACAGAACAAGTATTTTTATGGACAAACCTGAATTTAAGATTACTTCTGATACAGGCAAAACCCTAAAAGACTGGGCTGAAAAAGGAATAGAGCCAAAAGTTATAGAGCCAGTAGAACAACCGACTGTTCAAAAGCAAGCAACGGAATCTACTGCTTCAGGTAAGTGTGAACTTTGCGGGACAACCAATAAGTATCACAAGAAAGGCTGCCCAAATGCAGTTTAAGACTTGCATCTGGCTTGTAATCGCAAGGTTACAAACCAGGTAGAGGTTTTAAAAATATCTGTCCTATGTTAAAGAACGCTGTCCTGTCAATGTGGTACAACAAAAAGTCTTACCCACAGGGTAAGTTCTTCTGGGCGGGCAAAAAACCTTACTTTATCGCAAATATAGATGATGCAAAACTTTTTAGAAAATTTAATGGGTATGCTATTTCAAAAAGACTGCTAGATAAATTCACAGAACTAAAAATCAGAAACCTCATAATTATTTACCGCTTTGTTGAGAGAAATACTATTTATATAACTAATCCCTCTACATTTAAAACTAAAGGAATCCTCGTTGCTTTTGGTGGGCATAGCCAATATATATTGCCTCTGAAAAATTGGGAAGTGCATAACACAGATTTTAAAGACGATCCAAAAGATTTACCAGTTGTTGATTTAGAGAAATGGGGAAAAGATGTTGAATATCAGTTTGTCGGCAATACGGCAGTTCCAGTTAAAAAAGAAGAAATTATTGTAACGCCTATTTCTTTTCAACAAAGTTTATTTTTATGAAATGGTTTAAACACGATACCAATACATTTTCAAATCCAAAAATTGAAATGCTGAAAGAAAAGCATGGCGTTGCTGGATATGGTGTTTATTTTCAATTAGTAGAACTGATTGCATCTGCAGTAGACAAAGAGAATGTAGATGACTGGGGTTATTTACCGGATGTCTATTCAATGGAATATTTGGCGAAGAAATTTTGTGTTGATATAAAACTCTTGGAAGAAATATTAGAGACCTGCACTTCATTAAAACTTATTGAAAAAAGAAAAGACAGAATTTTTTGTCCGAAGGTTTTAAACCGATGCGATGAATTTATTGAGAAAGTAAAACGGAGTATGTCGGGAGATAAAAAGGAGTCAAACGGGAATAAGTCTAACTCAAATCCCGATTCAATCCCGACTGACTCGGGAGCTAGAACTAAGAAAGAAGAACAAGAACTAGAAGAAGAAACAGAAAAAGAAATAAATATAAATACTGGCAAAAGCCCAGAAATTAAAAAATCATTAAACTCGGTAGGAGCAATCTTACAAGACCGATATAAATTCTCTCCACCTGCAAGCAACGGAATAACAAAACAGTGGCAAGACAAAGCATTTCGCTATGCTGAGATGCTTCACGTTGACTTAACTGACCAATTAAAACCCCGATGGTTAAAAGTGTTCAAACAAGCAGATTTAGGTCGTAAAACAAGCAATTTAGAACAAGCATATTCTTACCTGATTGACTACCCTCACCCTCTTACCAATGAGGAAAAGGTTAAATACTTTTTTTACATTTACGAAAACGGATTGCAGAAGAATTTTAATATAAAACAGCTCTGAGTTTTTCCCTGTGCAAGGGGATTACTGGCTGAAGGTTGTAGGGAAACTTTTTCTACACGCTGCTGGTGATCTTCCCGCAGAAGGAAAAAACAATGAAGATTTTAATTGCGATCATATGGTTTTTACAAGGGAAATCAACTTGCTGTGGTGCAGAGGTTGAAGTCTATAGCTGGAAAAAGGCATTTTGTACAGAATGTGGAAAGAAAAACTAAACGAATACCAACGATAAAAGTATATGTGCAGCATGTTTCTTTAGAAACTATGCAGGATGCTGGGTGGGAATTAGGTGATGATGGCTTTCAGTCAGAAGATGCAGCAAGTTTTATTCAAAGTGATTGGATATTTAAATGTTTAACGAAAAGACAACGGGAAGTAGCAACCTGTCTTGCTGAAGGATATACAAGACGAGAAACAGCTGAAAAGTTACATGTTTCTCAGCAAGCAATACATCAAATAGTTCCAAGAATGAGAGATCGCATAAGGGTAAAAGGCAAGGTAACCTGGTAGTAATGAAAAATGATATGGAATTAACATTAACAAAAAATATTGTGTATTTATATTTTCTAATGAATCCTGGAGCGAAGCCGAGATCAATTTTTATGAAATGGTATAAGCATTCAGTATTAGGTGATTATACTAGACCGGAACTTAGCAGATTAAGGAGGTGGGTAGCAGAATTTAATCAAGAAATATATGGAAATCAAATTAGTTGAAATAAATACATTAAAAGAATTTGATAAGAATCCTCGCAATATTACTGAGGAAGGAATGACGCGGTTGAAAAAACAAATACAAAAGCTTGGTCAATATAAGCCACTTGTTATTACTGCAGACGGAATTGTATTAGGCGGCAACATGAGATTTCGAGCATTGAAAGAGATGGGTATTGAAAAAGTTTGGGTGTCAGTTGTCAAACCAAAAGATAATAACGAAATGCTTGAATATACTTTTTCAGACAATGATCGAGCTGGCTTTTATGATGAAGATTTATTGGAAAAGTTATTGCCTGAGTTTTCATTGGATTGGTCTGAATATGCGGTAGATACATTAGAGCCGATCCTTATAAATGATTTGTTTAGCAAGACTCAGGAAAATTTTGACGGGAAGAATAAGGAAGTTGATTCAAATAACTTAGACAGTGATTTAAATGCACAATGTCCAAGATGCGGTTTTCAATTTAAACATGAATCAGCATAAGTTTCCTTACAGATGGTATTTAAAAGACGGGTATCCGGCAAAGGAAATAGATCATCATAAATCGACTGTTCTTACAACATTTGCTTGCGGTGGTGGTTCTTCAATGGGTTACAAGCTTGCCGGTTATGAAGTTATCGGTTGTAATGAAATTGATCCGGAGATGATGAAGCTTTACGAAGCAAATCATCACCCTAAGCATAGCTATTTGGAAGACATACGAACATTCAAAAACAGAACCGATTTACCAGAAGAATTTTACAAGCTTGATGTTTTAGATGGTTCTCCACCCTGCTCTGTTTTTAGTATTGCTGGACAGCGAGAGGACGCTTGGGGTAAAGAAAAGAAGTTTCGGGAAGGACAGGCAGAGCAAACATTAGACGATCTATTTTTTGAATTTATAGACTTGGCTAAAAAACTTCAGCCAAAAACAATAATTGCTGAAAATGTCAGAGGTCTATTATTTGGGAACGCAAAAGGGTACATGCTAGAGATTATTAATAGATTTACTGAAGCAGGATATATCACTCAGCTTTTCTTGCTGAATGCAGCAACAATGGGAGTTCCACAAGCAAGAGAACGGGTATTTATTATTGGCAAAAGAAGAGATTTAACATTGCCGCAGCTTAAGCTTTCATTTAATGAATTATCTATCCCCTTTTACGAAATAAAAACAAATGGCGAAGATGCAAAACGATTAACAGGCAAAGAGTTAATGCTTTGGAAGAAAAGGAAACGAGGAGATTTAACTCTCAGCGATGTAAATACCCGACAGTTTAACAAACGAAGTATGTTTACTCACAGGTTTATCTATAACGATAAAGTTTTAAGAACGATTATTGCCGGTGATCACAATATGCTTTTTACAGAACCGCGTATGCTCAGCTCAGAAGAATATATGCTGGGTAGTACGTTTCCGCTGGATTATAACTTTCTTGGAATGAAAGTTCCCTATATTGTCGGTATGTCCGTACCGCCAATTATGATGGCGCAAGTAGCACAAAATGTATATTACCAGTGGTTAAGAACAATATAATCAGGCATGACAGACGAACAAAACGAACAAAACGAACACAGTGAAAATTTGTTAGGGAGTCAAAATCCTTATGATCTGCTGGATGAATTTGGGAAAAATATTGTTGATTTACGACTGGAAGGATGGAAATATAAACGACTTGAACCTGTAGCTAAGGCAAAGGAAGGAACGCTTCGGCAATGGTTCATGGTAAGCGGTAAATATCACAATGCTTATAAATGGAGAAAAGATCAGATTGTTAAGGAGGCACTTGAAGATTTTGACGAAGCAGAATTTCACCTTAAACAGGGTGTCGCAGATGCAATCGTAGTTTTAAAAGCAGAAATTGCTAGAAAGAATTGGAGAGCATCAGTAGCGCTGCTTAAGATGGTTGGATTCAATGTCCAAAAAGTGATCAATGAAGCTGATAATGAGGAAGTACAGTTCCTCAAAGACTTAATAAAAGAATATGAGCAATTATCAAAAGATAGAAGAACTAATCGTACAAACTCCTAAGCTATTTAAAATCAATGGCAATCCTGCTGTATTTTCTCCAAATCAGCAGAAAATCTTTAATTTAATCGTTGGTCAGCAATATCCGCGCTGTCAGATCATAGCACCCACTCAGTATGGAAAATCTTTAACTGTTGCTTTAGCTATCCTTATGAGGACTGCATTAATAGGTGACAGATTCACCATACTTGCACCATCCGAAAAGAAAGCTTCAATTATCATGGAGTATGTAATTGATCACTGCTTTGACAGCCCATTATTTCTGAACCGTCTTGAGCTTGAGCCAAATGTAACGCTAGACAGATTGCGGCGTGAACGGTCCAGGAATCACTTAACATTTATAGGTAATGGCGGAGTGCAGATATTAACACTGGATGCCAGGAACAGTAAGCGAAGTATTGAAGCTGCATTAGGCTTTGGTGGCAATAGACTTATTCTTGATGAAAGCTCACTTATTGATGATCCGTTATATGCCACAGTCAAAAGGATGCTTGGTGGCTATAAATATAAGGATACATTCTTGCTTGAGATAGGAAACCCATTTTATAGAAACCATTTCTATAGAACTTGGCATGATGACAATTACAACAAGATTTTTATTGACTATAATGTTGGACTTGCAGAAGGTCGATATTCTCCAGAGTTTATTGAAGAAATGCGAAATGAAGCATTCTTTGACGTGTTTTATGAGTGTAGATTCCCAGACGAAGACACGATTGATTCAAAAGGTTATCGACAACTTATTACCACAGAAGAATTAGAAGCTACTTTTGTAGGCACACTTGAGATAGATAAAAATAAACGCTTAAAGCTCGGTGTTGATGTTGCAGGTGGTGGTGACTATAACGTATTTACACTAAGACAAGGCGATCAGACGTGGGTAGAGAGCACCAATAGGTCAAATGACACAATGACTAATGTAAATGAAGTGGTGAGGCTTATAGACGAATACACACTGACTATGAATGGCGAAAAAAAGAGATTACTACTACCGGAAGAAGTCTATATTGATGACATAGGCATTGGTCGCGGTGTTACTGATAGACTTATCGAAATGGGCTATAACATCAATGGCATTAGTGTGGGTGAAACACCGCAAGATAAAACAAAGTATAAAAATGTTAAAGCAGAAAACTACTGGCTTGCTCAACAATGGGTAAAAGCAGGCGGTAAAATACTCAAGCGCAATGAGTGGCAACAATTAACATGGATAAAATATAAAGTTTCAACTGATAAAGTACTACAAATTGAACCAAAACAAGAATTGAAGCAACGTAATGGCAAATCACCTGATTTTGCGGAAGCATTTATGCTTACATTCTCTGCTCCAAAACCTCAGCCTAATATACGATTGCTATAGCTACTTTCCTTTATGTTCTTTTAAGTACACTTTTTCAAGTTCTTTTCTTACCTGCTTCATTAATAACTCAATTTTTTCTAAAGACTTCATAATTTTCAGTTTGGTCTCAAAGGGGATTGTTTGTTTCTTTGACATACAGAGAGATAATAGCGTGTTTAAATTATCTCGTCTGCGTCCAATATGTGAGAGAAGAATTAACTGACAAATTGTATAAGAAATGCACTATAGCTCAATAGAATTGGATAGCTATGTCTCTTATTGATGGTTTAAAAAAATTATTTACTTCCGATACCAAGCAAGCAAACCCAGCTATATTTGGATTTTACAGTGCATCAGCTATGCCTAAAATGGGTGAGAAAGAGTTTCTCAAAGCGTATAGGGGCTGGGTATTTGCATGTACAAATGCTATTGCAGAACGATTAGCAGATATTGAATTAAAACTACAACAAAAAACGAAAGATGGCTGGCAAGACTTAGAGCCTGATACTACAAATCCTGCGCTTGACCTTATTCACCATGTCAACAATTTCCAAAGTTTTTATGAGTTAGTTTACGGATATGGTGCGTATCAAGAGTTACATGGTAATAGTTTTTGGTATTTACCACGATCTGGTAATGGCAAAGTCTCAGAAATTTGGCAGCTTGATCCATCAAGAATAGAGATTGTTAAATCCAGAAAAGACTTTATATCTGGGTATGTCTTTACGAATGAGATTGGTGAAAAAGTGCCACTTGAACCAGATGAAATAATCCATTTTAAACGTTTTCATCCACTTAACCCTTATCGAGGAATGGGAACTGTTGAAGCAGCTGCATTGGCAATTGATACAGATACTTATGCAAGTGAGTGGCAACGTAACTTTTTTGGTAATAGTGCAATACCGAGTGCAATTCTTTCTTCAGAAGGAACACTCAATCAAGAAGCATATGACCGTATAAAAGCCAACTGGGATGCAAAGTTTAAGGGTGTCCAAAATTCAAACAAGCTAGCGGTTCTTGAAGGAAATTTAAAGTATACGCTTGTTGGTCAGTCAGCAAGAGATATGCAGTTTAGTGATGGACGCAAAGATATACGAGATGAAATCCTTGCTATATTTCGAGTACCGAAAACTATTCTTGGCATTTCTGAAGATGTGAACTTTGCGAGTGCGCAGGCTACAGAATATATATTTGCAAAGTATGTCATTAAGCCGAAGATGAAGTTTTTCGTTACAAAGCTTAATGAATTCTACTTGCCATTTTTTAATCTTAATCCACAGGAATGGAGATTTACGTTTGTTGATCCAGTACCGGAAAATATAGAACAACAAATCTCAGTTCGTGAAAGCGGTATTAGGAATTACTACATGACGCCTAACGAAGCTCGCGCAGAAATTGGTAAAGAGCCGGTTGAAGGTGGCGATGATTTATATATCCCAACTCTCATGCAGCCGATTGCAGGATCAGATAAGCCGGAAGGTCCGACACCGGAAGCAGATCCTAAAGCACGAAGCCGAAAACTCAAGAAGCTATTTAAACCAAAAAGAAAAATTTACATCAACGTTAAAAAAACTGCTGCAAAACGAAGTGCATATATTAGCGAACAGGTAGCAAGCAATTTCAAAGTAGTTACTAGATTAAATGAAGAGTTGAAATCAATGCTTCTAAAAAACCTTAAACAGAAAGGAATAGCAGCTACATATAAGAAATTACTCAGAGTCAATAAAGACGAAGCTTCCAATGAATTAGTGCGTTTATTGTTTAGTAATTATTCTGATTGGGTTGGATTGCTTTTTGCGGCAACAAAAGAAGGTATGGGTACAGTAATGGAACAGTCAGGAAAAGACGCAATTGCTGAGACTGGGGTTGATGCGACATTTGATTTACAAAATCCAAGAGCAATGGACTACCTTAACGAACATGCACTAGAAAATACAAATAGTTATTCCGACACTATGAAAGAAGATATTGCGCTTGAAGTGCAGCAAGGTGTTGAACAAGGGCAAAGTGTCGATGGAATTGCTAATACTATTGGAAACTTTTTTGATGACCAAAGTGATTATCGAGCTGAAAGGCTAGCGCGTACGGAAACAATTGATGCGTATGCGCAAGGTAATTTAGAAGGATACAGGCAATCGGGTGTTGTTACTGGCAAAGAATGGTTACCTGATGAGAGCGCTTGTCCTATATGTCAAGCAAATCAAGACGATGGAGTCATAAGTCTTGATGACTCATTCTCAAGTGGCGATGATGCGCCACCTGCCCATCCAAATTGTGAGTGTGCGTTGCAGCCAATAACAGGAGAAGATAACAGCGAATAAGCAAAATGTATAAGGAAGTTAATATTTCTCAATAAAATTGGACAGACACAAATATGAAAGACTTAAAAAACCAGAAAATATTTAAGAACTTTGCAGCAATAGAAACAAAAATTGCCGATAGTGAACCTCGAACTCTTGTTGTCAAAATATCGACCCCTACACCTGACAGATCAAAAGATACTGTTCAGCCAGATGGAATGCTTGCTGACAATTTTCTCAAAAATCCTGTTGTTATGTTTGCTCATAACTATGCTGATATGCCGATTGCAAAATGCACAGGACTTAAAGTTCAAGATACTGGCATTTTAGCAACTGTCCAGTTTCCAGATGAGGGAGTATATGACAAAGCAGACACAATTTACAAAATGTACAAGGAAGGGTTTTTAAATGCTTGGTCAATTGGATTTATGCCGCTTGATTATGACGAGAATGATCAAGGCGGTTACAATTTCAAGTCATGGGAATTATTTGAATTTTCTTCAGTTCCAGTACCGGATAATCCAGAAGCCCTTACTGTTATGAGAAGTAAGGGTATTAATGTCGATGCGGTTTTAGAGAAAGGTGTACTTCCCTTTCACGATACACCAAAAGCGCCGGAGGATGAAAAGTGGGATGCAGGTGAGGAAGTCAAAGGAGCGTCTATAGAAGATTTAAAAGAAATGTGCGCATGGTATGACGAATCAAAACCTGATGACAAAACTTCATATAAACTTCCCCATCATAAAGCAGAAGGAGACCATGCAGTTGTTTGGAAAGGTGTTGCGGCGGCAATGGGCGCGCTTCTGGGAGCAAGAGGCGGTGTTGATATTCCCGACGCAGATCGAAAAGGTGTATATGATCACTTGGCAAAACACTATAAGCAATTTGATAAAGATATACCAGATTTTAAAGAGACAAATGAACTAGAAGTAAAAGATGCCGATGATTTGCCAGACGACACACCAATAACAGCTATTACTGTGGGAGATTTACGAGATATTATCGAGGACGCTTTGGAAAGTGGAGACAATGACGATGATGAGGACGAGACAAAAAATAAAGAAAAAATAACAGTAAAAGATGTCAATGAAGTTTTGGCACTTTCGTATGTACTTGATTGTTTAAGTTATTTTATTTCCTACTTCAAAGACAATAATGTTTCTCAAACATCTATAGATAAGCTTACTCAGGCATTAGCTCTTGTTCTTGATGTTACAAAAGAACAAGCAGAGCTTGGTAAAAAAGAGTTTGTTGCAAAGACGGGACGGACCATATCAGCAAAGCATGAAGAAATGTTAAAAGATGCTTGCGATCATATGGATAAAGCTTCAGAAAGCGTAAAAACAGTGCTTACATCTGTCGCCACCGAATCAGAAGACGAAAAACCAAATAATGACGATGGGAAAAGTATTGTATTAGTCGATACATTTTTCCAAAAATTAGCTAATTCACTTAAGACAAATAATCAAAAACAAGATTTGACACTCCGATTATTAAAAACAATTGTGAGTGAAAAAGAGAAAGGGGGTGAAAAATAAAATGACAGAAGAAGAAAAAAAGTTACAAGAAGAAGACAAGAAAGCTATGGAAACCATAGTAGAGGCGCTTACTCCAAAAGCGGTTGATGCCGTGATTGAGAAAATGAAAGCTGAGCAGCCTCTCCGCAAAAACATTTTTGGAGATGGGTCACCATCTGAAAAAGCAGAACTTGAAGAAAGGAAAAAAGACGCTGCGGAATATCTGAAACGGTTGGTAACAAATAACAATAGTAAAGCTCTCTCTGCTGGTACATCTACCAGTGGATCAGAGTTAGTTCCAACCTATGTCTCTGATCAAATCGTCATGCAGGCACTTAATTACGGGTTAATCCGTAAATATGCTTACAAGTGGCCGATGCAGGGAATCAATGAGAATATTCCAACAATGACAACGCTTACTGCGTATCGTTTGGCAGGTGATACTGCTGCTATCACATCATCTCAGCCAACAACCGGAACAGTAAACCTTCGGGCAAAAACAGTCGGTGTCATTGTACCTGTCTCCAAAGTGTTATTGCAGAATAGTACTGCAAATCTTGTTGATGCGATTACTTACCTTGCTGGTAAGGCAATTGCAAAACTTGAAGATACTTGGGGATTTTTGGGACTCAATACTGGTGAAGGAATTTTCCAGAATGCCAGTGTTCCTGTATTTACTTTAGGTAGTGGAAACACAACTTACAGTACGGTAAGTGCTGAAAATCTGTTGGATGTTGAGAACCTTCTTGATGAAAACTTTGTCAGTTCTGACTCAAATACGTTGAGATGGATTATGTCCAGATCAGTATTAAACGTATTAAGACGACAAAGAAGTATCATCAATGGTACTCCAAACCAACCGCAAGGATTCTTGTTACCAGGTTACGGTGTCGATACACCTCCATCACTTTGGGATCATCCATATGATACCAGTGCAGTAATGCCAAAAGTATCCGATGGTTCGCAAAATGGGAAGAAATTCCTCTCACTTGTTGATTATGAAAACATAATTCACGGTGACGCGATGGAGTACACAATGGAAATCTCAGATCAGGCAACAATTACTGATACTGATGGTTCAACTCTTATCAATCTGTTCCAACAGAACATGGTTGCTCTGAAGATTTGGGGATTAGTTGATATTCAATTGTCCAATCCATCAAAGGCATTTGCTAACTTGGCAACGTCTGCGTCCTAGTGACGATAACTGATGGCTGTAGGGTGAGTGGAAATGTAAGCGAACAAATAAGCAAATCAAATACCACCAGCCAAACAAAAAAAAGGAGGTGAGAGCATTATGCGAAAAGTAATTGTCAATCATAACGGACAATGCGGTGAACACCGCTACGAAGCTGGAGTACCGGTTGAATTGCCGGAAGAAGTTATCGCCGCATTAGGCGATAATGCTACTCCTCTTGAACAAAGGGCTGACGAGAAAAAGGAAGAGCCAAAAGTAGAAAAACAAGAACTGGAAGAAAAAGAAGTTCAAGATCAAGATGTGGAAGACAAAATGATCAAAAAAGCGGAAGTTTTGACTAAGTAATCATTTACCTACTTTTTTGTAAAGCCCTCTTCTGCCTAGAGGGCTTTTTGCTTAAAACAAAAATGTATAAGTCTTGTTAAAAACATCAATATAATTTGCTAGAGATAAAAATATGGAAGACCAAACACAACAAGGACAAGTAACAGAAACACCTACTGAAAACTCAGTTTCAGATACTACTCCTGCAGCTGAGAATGCACAGGTTAACACTGACCAGCCAGCAGCTCCAATCGAAACATCAACGGAAACAACTGCTCCTGTTGAAAATTCCACTCAGGCAGATACAACTGCCAATAATAGCACTCAAACACCTGCGGTACAGGATGTACCATGCGACTGCAAATGTATACATAAATTAGGCTATGTTGAAGTTGAGCTTGCTGATGGAACGAAACAACAAATGACTGTCCAACAGGCACAAGATGAACTCACAAAATATGACAATATAAAAAAAGCATTAGGACTTGAAGGAGGAGCACGAGTAATATGAGCAAAACAACAGAATTAAGACAACAAACATTTACTGCACCTGCAGCAGCCGAAAACACAAGTGTTTTGGCAGCACAAACTCTACCTGCATCTGGTACTACAGTTGTAACTGCTGGTATTACCAACCCAGATGTGCCAAGAACTGTAAGACTAAAAGGAAACCAAGCAACAGTGCAAGGATTACAAGTTATTGTTACTGGAACTGATATTCAAGGGAATGCACTCAGCGAGACAGTAACAATGGGTAATGCTTTTGCAACTCCTACGGACACAGTAAATGCTTTTGCAACTGTTATCTCTGTTACTCTTCCAACAAGAGGCGCATCAGGGGATACAATTTCTTTTGGCAAAGGCGCAGCACTTGGACTTGATAGCTACTGTGATCAATATTCCTTCAGCGGTTTTGGTGGAGTTACCAGCTATACCTACAGTACAACTGTAATTGCAAGAAATACTATTACTCTCAGCGCAACACTTGATGGCGCTACAAATCAAGCAGTCAATTATATACCCAACACATTTCCTACATATGGTAGAGCATGGGGGTAAACTATTATGGAACTACAAGATCAAGCAAAAGCAAATGACATCATAAACACAATGCAGCAAATTTTACTTGCTGAGAAAGGTAAATGGATTGGCGAATTTAAACTTACAAAATATGATTTTACTTCAGCAGATGGTGTTATAAATCACGTAGCGCAAGAAGCGTTTGAAAAAGACTCCAAAGCTGGCATGTCAGACGTAAACCTCAAAAATAAATATGGCAGATTTCTTAAATCTTCAAAAGTAATCGGTAGAAACTTACTTACAAACTATGGTATTAATTCCATAATCTGGCCGGCAGTTGCGGGTGGAACATACACCGCAATGAATAATGCGAATGCCAGGCTTGGCGTTGGCGATTCTACTACCGCAGCAGCAGCTTCACAGACTGACCTACAAGCAGCAACGAACAAAACATATCAAGCAATGGATGCGACATTTCCTACACAAGGGACATCACAACTCATTACATTTAGAGCGACATTTGCCGGTGGTTCTGCAAATTATCATTGGCAAGAATATATCTCTGATAATGGTACTGCAGGTCATGCAATGAATCGGCTTGTCTCCGATCAAGGAACAAAAACCTCAGGACAATCTTGGCAGCTAACACTTACCGTAACGCTTTCATAATATGTCAAAACAAATTTTTTCCGAAGTTTTACCAGTAGATTGGTCAGCAAATGGCGCACAAATTCTAAACTCTACAGCTGAGGCGCTTATTTTCCCAGATTTCACAATTCCCGCTTTTTATATGAATGACGGTAAGTTTTTGCGATACACTGCATGGGGTAGTCTTTCAAATGTAGTTACAACACCAGGCACTTTACAATTTACTCTGCGTATGGGTGGTTTAGCTGGCACAATGATTGCTCAAACTGCTGCGATTTCTTTAAATATAGTTGCTCAAACAAACATTATATGGAACTTGGTTTGTGATATTGTCTCAAGAGGCAATGGTACTGCTTCGCCAATTTTGGCAATAGGTAATGTTATCTTAGCAGCACAACTTGCAGCAAATAATAATCAACCAAATTTCATGTCCGCCGGTGGGGCATCCGCACCTGCAACTGTAAATATTGACACAACTCAAAACCAAGCATTATCCTTAACGGGTAAATTCTCAGTAAGCACTGCAACTACGCAGCTTACAGGATTCACACGAACTATCGAATCATTGACCTAAACATATAAGTCCTCTGTTTCTTCTCAATATAATTAAGCGATATGGCTGATATATTAGACCAAAAAAACTATACTGGCTCAACTGCTATTGGTTTTGGCGACACTGGAAATGGCAGGGATTATATGGTGCAAGGGTTTATACCTATGCTCAATAACATTACTGCAGTTTCCTTTTACGTGAATAGTAAAGATGGCAATACAAACATTGGATATGCTGTATGGATTGATAACGCAGACGCAAGCTCTCATCCTACTGGAACAGTTGCAGTTGGTATTGGTGGATTTACCGAAATATCAAATGCAGCACTCAACACAAGCGGACTTACAAAATACTCTCTTGCCTCAAAGGTCAATCTAATTGCAGGCAATAAATACTGT